AGAAACCTGCCCCGATTGCGGTGGTCCAATGTTCAGTGAACTGCTGCAGGATGCCAAAAAAGACGCCTGCTACTACAAAGTCAAGAGCCGTTACAAAGTATGGCCGTCGGCATATGCATCGGGTGCCTTGGTTCAGTGCCGTAAAAAAGGCGCCAAGAACTGGGGCAGCAAGAACGAAGGTGTCGATGAAGGCTCCAAAGGCGCTCTATGGAGAGTAGAGCGCACAGGCAGCGGACATGGCGTAAGATACTATGTTGTCAAAGGTTACAACAAAGACGCAAAGGCCTGGACCGATCAGCGTGGCATTGGTGACTTTGCAACACAAGACCGAGCACAACAAAAGGCCGACGAACTAAATGGCAACCACGGTGTGGAAGAAAACTTCGACGACGGTAAAAAGCCTGGACGCAAAGGTTTAGCCAAACGCATGGGTGTGCCTACAAAGGCCAGTGTGAGCACACTGAGAAAAATAGCCAAGAACAGCAGCGGAGAAAAACAACGCATGGCACACTGGATGGCCAACATGAAAGCTGGTCGTCAGAAAAACGAAGATCAACAAGAGCAGGAAAAATCGCCCATGGCACACAGACTGACCCAACTGCAAACTTTGAATCAAGGCCTGGAGGAAATGCTGAACAACATGCGCGGTCGTAAACCAACAGTTGAGGCCAGCAAAAAGTCAGTAGAGCCGCCCGAAGCTGACTACGATGACAAATATCAAGCCATGGTACAGCGTGTGGGGCAAAAAGCCCGAGAGCAAGAAAAGCGCAAGCCGGTTGATGTCAAAGATCTGGCTCGACGCATGGCTGCTGTGAAACTCCGAGACGAAAAATGAACGAGTATCCAGTGTATCCCGAAGATGACGGTTACGACAGACCCTGTAACCCTTACAGTCCAGTATGAAACTGCGAGACATTGAACCCCTAGATGAATCCAGTGGTTACAGTCTACAGGGCAGCTTCACACGAGATCTCACAGCCAGCAAGGTTTGGTTGATACAACAACTGGCTCGAATCGCTCCCCAATTGGGCACAGTATACATTCTGGGATCGTGGTTTGGCAACCTTTCCTTGTACATGCATCTTGATCCAGAGGTTCAAGCACAAAAAATCGTCAACGTAGACATTGAACCCCGATGGCTCAAGCAAAGTCAACGCATGTTGCATCACATTGGCGCTGACAATGTCGAACACATGCTGGCCGACGCCAACGACCTTGACTACCGACAATTAGGCCCAGACGGTGCGGTAATCAATACCAGTCTCAACAACATTCAAGGTGTTGATTGGTTCACAGCCATCCCCGATGGAACATTGGTAGTGTTACAAGGCAGAGACAACGATTCCGAAAATTTTCCTTACACAAGCACACAGCAAATACTAGACCGTTATCCCATGAGTGAAGTGCTGTATCAAGGTAGCTTGAATTTACAAGATCCAGAAACTGACTATACCAGGTACATGGTGATCGGACGAAAATGATCGAACTGGCGTATCTATTGATCGCAACACATATCACTATTGTATGTGTAACAGTTTATCTTCATCGCGGACAAGCTCACCGAGGTCTAATTTTCCATCCTGTCCTGGAACACTTTATGCGAGCCTGGCTGTGGTTGACCACAGGCATGATAACTCGTCAATGGGTTGCCATACATCGCAAGCATCACAGATACTGCGAAACTGCTGAGGACCCACACAGTCCAATCACACGCGGGTTGTGGACTGTATTATTCAAAGGAGCATTGTTGTATCATGAAGCGTCAAAAGATTCGGCTATGGTTGATTCATACGGTCGTGGCACTCCTGATGATTGGGTGGAGCGCAACCTATACTCTGCTCACTCCCGACTTGGCATTGGCATTCTCTTTGTGTTCAACATCATCGTCTTTGGGTGGATGGGTGCCTTGATCTGGGGCATTCAAATGATCTGGATTCCGTTCTGGGCTGCAGGCGTGATCAATGGCCTGGGTCATTGGTGGGGGTATCGCAATGGAGAAACTCGCGACAACAGTAGAAATATTAGTCCTTGGGGCATTATTATTGGCGGCGAATGCCTTCATAATAACCATCATTTGGATCCTGCTAACCCTAAACTGAGTCGGCGCTGGTGGGAATTTGACATAGGTTGGTTTTACATAAAATTGTTTGAAGCTTTGGGCCTGTTGCAGCTGAGAAACGCACAAAAGGAATAATACAATGAAAAAGATTTTGATTGCTGTGTTGTTTGCTGCAATGTCAACACCCATTGTTGCACAAAACAAAAATTCTGATTTTGAAGTGCTGTCCAAGGAAGTGGTCTGTGCTTCCATGTCTACTGTTTTGGAAATTTTAAAACATCCCAGAGTAGACGAAAAGCCCATTTGGATAGGCAAAGAACAAGACAAAAGCAATCTTGTTCTATTGCTCAATGCCAAAACCAATTCTTGGACAGTGATACAGTATTATCGAGATTTTGCCTGTGTTTTGGGCATGGGTGAGCAATCAGAAATGTTTGCACCAAAAAGATAAAATGACATCAAAGAACTCGCCTTAGGACCGAGTGCGCGGCTGCTGCGCTACGAATAGGATTCGCTACCCATTTAGTTCGTTCAAGTGAGCAAATTAATTTGACTTTCTCTGCAACTGCACATATAATACAGTTTTAGGAGATTGCTCTATGTCAACCAAAACATTCAACGGCGAACAGAAACTCAAACTTACCCAAATCATCAACGAAGGCATGGCAGTGATGCACGAGATTGATACTCTGCAGGGTGGACTCAACGACACTATCAAAGCTGTGGCCGAAGAGCTGGAGGTCAAGCCAGCCATTTTGAAGAAAGCCATCAAACTGGCACACAAAGCCGAATTTGGCAAAGAAAAACAGGACCACGAAACCCTGGAAACCATTCTAGAAACTGTTGGTAAAACTCTGTAAAGGCAACTATGGCACTGGTACCCATTGTGCTGGAACAAACCAGCAAAGGCGAACGCAGTTATGATATCTATAGCCGACTGTTACGAGATCGTGTGATCTTGTTAGAAGGCGAAGTGCACGATCAAATGGCCAATTTGATTGTGGCACAGATGCTGTATCTTGAAAGCGAAGACTCCCAGCGCGACATTTACATGTACATCAACAGCCCCGGCGGCTCTGTCACTGCTGGTATGGCCATCTATGATACCATGCAATTTATCCGGCCCGATGTGCAGACCATTGTAATGGGACAGGCTTGCTCAATGGGCAGTTTGCTGGCTCAAGCTGGTGCTCGAGGCAAGCGCAAAATGTTGCCCAATGCTCGACACATGATTCACCAACCCTCGGGTGGTGCTCGTGGCATGCAGAGTGACATTGAAATTTCATACAAAGAAATCACTTACTTGAAAAAGCGATTGACCGAGATCTATGTTCACCACAATTCCGCAGGCAAAACCTACGAAGAATTTGAGCGTGACATGGACCGTGACAAATTTATGAGCGCTCAGGAAGCACTGGATTACGGACTGATTGATCAGATCATAACCAAGCGGGAATTCTAATTGCAAGCAGTTGTAATATCTCCAGGCAGAACTGGTTCTTTATTAATTTACAGAAATTTAGTAGGCTACGGTATTAATACTGTACACACGCACGATCCTATGTACTATCCCAATGACACAGAGTGTGTTTGTTTTGTCAGTCGGCGTCGTAATACTTTGGCCAGTATAGCAAGCACGTTGATAGGTACAAGAACTAATGAATACTCTGTGTATACCAATCAACCAATGGAAAAGTTTCGAATTATCAAAGAAGAATTTGTAAATTGTTTTTGGTTTTATAAGTGTTTTTACCATGCAATTGATCATGCAAACTTTTCCAAAGTAATCGATGTATGGTACGAATCGATGATAGACGATCCTAAATATCTATTTGGTTTGATGGGTATAGATCGAGACATGAGATATGACTCAACACCGTCACCATACAAATATCAAGAGCTTGTGGTCAATATCGACGAATGTTGTCAATGGTTGGATTTTCTTGAAAAACAGCCTGTTACTGAAACTTTGATTCAAAATTTCAAATCTAATATAAAATCTGATCTACAATCTATTCAACAATAAATATCTTTGTCTCGCCCACAACACGGGCATGTATCAAGGCAGTCCAGCCACAATTGGAGAAAAATGAGTTACATAGACGCACTATTTGATCGTGAACACGATCGCATTCATGTAGTAGAACGCCGAGATGGTGTTCGCCGGTATCAAGAGTTTCCCGCAAACTATATTTTCTACTACGATGACCCGCGAGGAAAATTCCGCAGTATCTATGGTAACCCAGTATCAAGATTTTCCACACGGAACAACAAAGAATTTCGCAAAGAAATCCGCATTCAAAGCGGTAAGCAACTGTACGAATCAGACATCAATCCTATCTTTCGCTGTTTGGAAGAAAACTACAAAGGGGCAGATGCTCCGCGTTTGAACACAGCATTTTTTGACATTGAGGTCGACTTTGATCCCGAGAAGGGTTATAGCAAGCCCGAAGACCCTTTCAACAAGATTACAGCTATTTCTGTGTATCTAGACTGGCTGGACCAACTGGTCACGCTGGCCTTGCCACCCAAGCATATGAGCTGGGATACAGCACAAGAAATTGCAGGGGAATTTGAAAACTGTATTTTGTTTGAGCGTGAGGAAGACATGTTAAATGCTTTCTTGGACCTCATCGACGATGCAGACGCACTGTCGGGTTGGAACTCAGAAGGCTTTGACATTCCCTACACTGTGATGCGAATCACCAGAGTGCTCAGCAAAGACGATACACGACGTTTTTGTCTCTGGGGACAATTGCCCAAACAGCGTACCTTTGAAAGATTTGGTGCAGAAAACATTACATTTGACTTGATTGGTCGAGTGCACATGGACTATATGCAGTTGTACCGCAAGTACACATACGAAGAACGCCATAGTTACAGCTTGGATGCTATTCTTGAATACGAAGGACTGGAAGGCAAAACCAAGTTCGAAGGTACGCTAGATCAACTGTACAATCAAAATTTTAAAACATTTATTGAATACAACAGACAAGACGTTAATGGGTTGGCCAATATTGACAAGAAGCTGAGATTCTTGGATCTAGCCAACACACTGGCACATGAAAACACTGTGTTGCTGCAGACCACCATGGGTGCAGTGGCAGTGACTGAGCAGGCCATTATTAATGAAGCTCATGAACGTGGCATGGTTGTTCCCAATAGAAAAGAAAGGTTAACAGATGAAGACACGCAAGCCGCAGGCGCCTATGTTGCTTACCCCAAAAAAGGAATCCACGAATACGTTGGCTCCATCGACATCAACTCGTTGTATCCCTCGACTATTCGTGCCCTCAACATGGGTCCAGAAACCATCATCGGACAACTCCGGCCGGTAATGACCGATAGGTTGATTCGAGAACGCATGGCATCAGGTGCCAGCTTTGCAGCAGCCTGGGAAGGATTGTTTGCTACACTGGAATACACAGCAGTGATGGAACAACAGCGCGGCACAGAAATCACTGTGGACTGGGAAGGTGGCGAAGAATCAGTGCATTCAGCCGCAGAAATTTGGCAGCTGATTTTTGACAGCAATCATCCTTGGACACTGAGTGCTAACGGTACAATCTTCACTTATGACCGCGAAGGTGTTGTGCCTGGCTTATTGAAACGTTGGTATGCTGAACGCAAAGAAATGCAAAAGAAACTCAAAGAGTGCACCAACAAAGCCGACGAAGAATACTGGGACAAGCGTCAGTTGGTCAAGAAGATTAACTTGAACAGTTTGTACGGTGCTATTCTCAATCCTGGCTGTAGATTCTTTGACAAACGCATTGGACAGTCGACCACACTCACAGGTCGCAGCATTGCCAAACACATGGATGCGTATGTAAATGAATGCATCACTGGCAAATATGATCATGTGGGAGAAACTATTATCTATGGGGATACAGATTCTTGTTACTTTTCAGCTTGGCCTGTGTTGAAAAAAGAAGTAGAGGCTGGGCGCATGACCTGGAGCAAAGAAATTGCCATCCAACTTTACGATTCGATTGCAGAGCAAGTTAACATAAGTTTTCCGGGGTTTATGGAACAGGCATTCCATTGTCCCAGAGACATGGGCGCAGTGATCAAAGGTGGACGAGAGGTTGTGGCCAGCAAAGGTTTGTTCATTACCAAGAAGCGATACGCTGTAATGATCATTGACAAAGAAGGCAAACGCACTGATGTGGATGGCAAGCCCGGCAAGGTCAAAGCCATGGGCCTGGATCTCAAACGCAGTGACACCCCTAAGGTAATTCAAGACTTCTTGAGTGAAATTTTAAACGATGTTCTAGTGGGTGTGAGCCGCGACGACATTGTGGAAAAAATCAGAAACTTCAAGTACGCTTTCAAGGATCGTCCAGGTTGGGAAAAAGGTTCACCCAAGCGTGTCAACAACCTGACCATGTACGGCGCCAAGGAACAGCGAGAAGGCAAAGCCAACATGCCTGGTCATGTGCGAGCTGCGCTAAACTGGAATACTCTGCGCCGAATGAACAGTGACAACTACAGCATGCAGATAGTAGACGGTATGAAAACCATTGTATGCAAGCTCAAAGACAACGCACTGGGTTGGACCAGTATTGGTTATCCCACAGACGAAATGCATTTGCCGCAATGGTTCCGAGAACTACCGTTTGACGATGCTGCCATGGAGGCCACTGTGATTGACGGCAAAGTAGACAACTTGTTGGGTGTGTTGGATTGGGATCTCACATCAGCCACCAACACAGACAACACATTTACTTCACTGTTTGAATTTTCATGAAACTCAGCGAACTTGTTGCTTATCGAAACACACTGAATCGTTTGACCACAGACGAGGCAGTAAACAAGGCTGACTTTGAAATCAACAAGATCAAGCATCTGGTCAGCAGCAAAGATTTAGACCCTGACATTTTTAAACAGCGTCTAGACCACTGTCATACTGCCATACAACAAAGTTTTAAACAATTTGATGAAGTAGTCAAACAAATACATGTTTCAATTGAACAGCAGATCAAGCTCAAAGATGAATACTGGCGTCAAGAAAGTTTAAGATTGTATGATCAAGAGATGGTGCACGACACACCCGAACACATACTCAGTCGTAGACCCACACTCAGCAATGAACACATAGAAATCATACGAGCAAGAATCAAGAATTGCAGCAACAATCAACATGCCAGCATGATTATTAGACCTGGCACAGAACTCTACATCAATGACATGGTCAGTTTTGATCCTTTGTATCTTGTTGATGAGCATCAGGATCTGTTGTTTCCTTGCATGATCGGCTTTCCAGATCAGTATCGCAGACGACTGAGACCCTATGTGGTCAATGAGCGCGAATCCTCGCCAATTTTTGAGCAGTTGCCCGATGGCCAGTTTGCGGTATGCTTGGCCTATAATTTTTTCAACTTCAAACCACTAGAGGTCATCGAGAGATATCTGTCAGAAATTTATAACAAATTGAAACCCGGCGGCCGTGTGCTGATGACTTTCAATGACTGCGACAACGAAAAAGCAGTGCGTCTGGCCGAAAGTTACTATGCTTGTTATACTCCCGGCAAAGATGTTCGTGCTATAGCCCAGCGTCTGGGTTATGAAATCTATTTTATTTGGAATGACAACACACCGCAGACCTGGATCGAGCTGCTTAAACCGGGCACATTGACCAGTCTGCGCGGCGGCCAGGCCTTGGCCAAGGTTGTTCATCTTCCAAAATAAAATCTTCAAAACCATTGAAAAATCTAAATAAAACCTGTAAACTATCTATTAGGAGAACATTATGAGAGACCATTTACTTGACCTAGTGAGCCACACATTTGATCTTGGTTGCATTGATCTTGTGAAGATTGTGGGCGACGACGCCACTACCACCATCAGTGGCTTGGCTGAAGATCGCAGTGTTGTGATCGAAGGACAATATGCCAACCCTGTGCCTGAATTCATTGGCACATTTGGTATGCCAAACTTGAGCAAACTAAAAGTTTTGCTGAACTTGCAAGAGTACAAAGAAAACGCCAAACTCAGTATCAGCAAGACTGCTGCCGGAGAACCCGATGGCATTAACTTTGAAAATGCCACCGGAGACTTTAAGAACAACTATCGATTCATGGCAAGTTCAATCATCAATGAAAAGATGAAAACTGTAAAGTTCAAGGGTGTAAACTGGCACATTGAATTTGAACCCACAGTGGCCAGTATCATGCGACTCAAAATGCAGGCACAGGCCAACGCAGAAGAAACTGTGTTCCAAGCCAAAACCGATAACGGCGATCTCAAGTTCATGTTTGGAGATCATTCCACACACTCAGGCAACTTTGTGTTTCAGGCCGGCGTCAAAGGTCAACTCAAGCGTGCCTGGTCCTGGCCAATCAACACAGTGATTGGTATTCTAAGTCTAACCGGCGACAAAGTAATGAAGATCAGTGATGATGGTGCTGCAATGATTACTGTGAATTCTGGCATTGCCACTTACAACTACATTTTGCCTGCACAAAGCAAGTGATTGAACAATTACATAAACGTGGATATGGGTACGGCACAGGTTTTCTAAGCCCCAATTGTGCCCAGTTTATAGTCAGCATACCAAAAAATGCCAGCAGCTATATTTTGGATTGGACCGGGCGACATGGTTGGACCAACGCCATTGTAGGAGATGCATGTAACTGGAATGCGGTACAAGAAGTAATTGTGGTGTTGAGAGATCCGTTGCAACGGTGGGTATCTGGTATAGGTCAGTACTTGACCAGTTATGTGCTCAATGTTACTGGCGCCTATAGTCTAGACACAGGTCCGGGACCCGACGACCAATTTATTTCTGCTGATGAGTTTATTACAAGTTATAATCCTGTGGTAGAAAGAATGTTGTTTGATAACCTAGAACGGCACGACGATCATGTTTGGCCACAACATGAGTTCTTTAAGGACATACTAAAGGGAATACCAAGAACATACTTTTATTTAGACACAGACTTTGAATCAAAATTTTCACGGTATATGAAATTTGATTCAATCAAAAACTTGGACCGCAACAGTGGAGAATCTAATCCGCACACAAATAAAGTTCAACAGTTTATCGTGCAGCGTCTAAATATCAGACCAGAATTAAAACAACGAGTGATAGATGCTTATGCTGGTGACTATCAATTGATTAAAGAAGTATTTAATGACTGAACTCATAGTTCGAGACAATCTCACAGCCAAGCAAAACGACTATGCTGTGTTTCTTCCAGCCATCTCTGGATTTTATGCCACATTCATTGGCAAGCAGAGGAACGAACAATATGTGGATCCAGCAAGATTTCCACAAGGCCTTACGGACATGGAACAGCTTAATTGGCTCAACTCCTCCAAGGGTCTTTTTCCCTACAAATGGTCACTCTACTCTGGAGGACATGCTAACCTCGATCTCTCAAAACAAGATTGGTCGGAGGCCATGGTACGTAGTCGGGAGCCCGGGAGTTTTATACTGGGAGACTCGGGCGGCTTTCAGATTGCTAAAGGACTTTGGGAAGGAGATTGGAGAGCCAACTCGGGTTGTGCTCGAGCCCAAAAAAAGCGAAGCTTGGTTCTAAATTGGCTGGACAATATTGCTGACTATGGCATGATTCTCGATATTCCCACATGGGTTGTTCATGACAAGAAAGCCAGCGATGCCTGTGGCATTACAACACTGGCTGAAGCAGTGGCTGCTACCAAGTTCAACAACGAATACTTTATGGCGCACAGAAAAGGTAAAAACAACGGTGGCGCCAGATTCTTGAATGTGTTACAAGGCGATAATCATACCTCTGCTGAAGCATGGTATCAAGAAATGAAGGACTTTTGTGATCCCACAAAGTATCCCGACACGCATTTTGATGGTTGGGCCATGGGTGGACAGAACATGTGTGATGTGCATCTAGTGTTAAAGAGACTGGTAGCACTGCGCTATGATGGCCTGCTGCAAGAAGGTGTACATGACTGGATGCATTTCTTGGGCACTAGTAAACTAGAGTGGGCTGTGTTGCTCACTGTTATTCAACGAGCCGTGAGAAAATATGTCAACCCTGCTTTTACTATCAGTTTTGATTGTGCTAGTCCATTCCTTGCAACGGCGAACGGGCAGGTGTATTTTGAAAACGTTTTTCCACACGATGACAAGTGGTCGTACCGAATGGCACCGTCGGCCGACGACAAAAAATACGCCACAGACACCCGACCCTGGGCACAAGGTGTAGTCGCCGACGGCATCTATCCCACATGGCAAGACAGTCCTGTGAGTCAAATGTTGCAAATGAAAGACATTTGCATTTACAAGCCCGGTGATCTCAACAAGATCGGCAAAGAAGGTAAGACCAGTTGGGATAGTTTCTCTTATGCGTTGCTGATGGGTCACAATGTTTACATGCACCTGACAGCGGTGCAAGAAGCCAATCGACGTTTTGATGCAGGAGAACATCCTGCCATGATGCGTCGCGATGGCGGCGACTATGCCTATTTTGAAGACATTGTTGAAAAGGTGTTTGCTGCACCCGATCGTGACACAGCAGAAAGCATTATTGAAAGTTACAGCAGCTATTGGATGCAAATTGTGGGCACTCGCGGATTCAAAGGCAAAAAAACTTTGAATGCTCGTACGCAATTCAATGCATTGTTCAGTTTCGAAGAATCCGAAGTTGACAACACCAGCGATGATAGCGTAGAATTAGACACATCGGCATTGGACAAAATGGAAAAGGATATCCACAATGGAACGTGAAGGTCACGACAACGTTGCTTTTTTTTACGGCAAAGAAGTTGAACACACACCAGCATTTGGCCGACAAACACTGTTTGTGGTCGGATTACAATCAGTTGAAGACATTGCTGCAAAGTTGTCCAGCGGATCAACACCAGTTGAGCACATTTACTTTGGTGCCAACATGAGCTTTCCCAATTTGGCATTCACAGATGCCGAACAGTGGAATCAATGGGAAAACATGATCAATTACTTTTTGCAAAAGGATTACTGGTGTACATTGGACATTGATGTGGCTTGTGTGTCAGGTTTAAACGAAACCGGACTGTGCGAACACCACAATTTTATTCCTATGATTTCGGTCAAAATGCCCTATGCAAGACTGTTGGGCTACAATGCCACTGTGAAAATTGACGATCAAGATTTTAAGGCGACCAATCCTGGTGTTTGGTGTCACAGTCTACACAGTCTAACTCGTCGCAGTTCATTTACTCCTTGGTCTGAGTACAGCAAGGATCAACCACTATGATCAATTGGTTTCGACAAAAAATTCATCATTGGACCCGAGATCGCAGCGACGACATTGAGGATTGTCGGCACAGTGTGAGACTGAGCTCAGGATACATTAGATTAGATTTTTACATTGCTGACGGTGGATATGTAATAGAATCAATCATCTATGACAAAGTCAAAGACGAGGATCTGGTAAATCTTTATATTATCAAAGAAGACGAAAATCTTGGCGACCGCATCTCGAAAATTATCACATCAGAAAAACTCAAACTACATTGAAATTGGAGACAAAGATGATTGCATCAGAACGCGAAAAAATTGAAGAAATCAAACAACACGCTCATAGAAAAATTTGGGTCACGTTTCAAAAAGAAGGTATTCATCGTTATCCGGCAGCAGCCACCGATCCACAGCTGGCCACCGGAGACGAATACGATGTGAGTTTTTTAGGTGTGCCGCATAGACATATCTTTCATTTCCGTGTGTGGATCGATGTGTTCCACAACGACCGTGATATTGAATTCATTCAGTTCAAACGTTGGTTGGAAAATCTCTATCGCGACAATATTCTGCAATTGGACTTCAAGTCCTGTGAAATGATGGCCGACGACTTGTACCTAAAGATTGCTGAACGCTATCCGCGTCGTGCAGTTTGGATTGAAGTCAGCGAAGACGGCGAAAACGGCTGTCAAATTCAATACGAAATTTCCAAACCACTTCACAGTATTTTGATCTAATGAGCACAGTCATCATTGCTTATCCGCCTTCGGGCGGTGGCAATCATCTCAAAAATATGCTGTGCCTGGACAGCACATTTGCCAACAGCCAAGATCTAAATGTATCTAACTATACCAATGGTCTAAGAGAAGTGCATTCTACTTCAGGTAGAAACATGCAGGAGTTTAGAGTGTCAGAAGCCGAACAGTCTCAAGCAGATTATATCTTGCATGGACATTTTGGTGAACTGGCACCTTGGCGCGATAGAATCAATGCGTTGCATGAAACAAAGTGGATCTTGATAACCATTGATACTCAAAGAGATAGATATTTGCTCAACAACAGACAACAGAGATTGGGACAGTGGGGGCACGAGTATTATCTACACGAAGAACAACCTTACCTTTATCATGCTGACTTTTACCAAAGCTACTTTACCGGCCAGCCACAAAACATATACACTGTGTCAATTGATCACTTTTGGCATCCCGAAATCGAAAATCACAAAATCATCACAAATCTCAATGCTTTTCTAAATAAAAACATTGATCCTCAGCAAGCACAATTCTTGCACACTCACTGGCGCAAAAACAACAACATCAATTACTATTGAAAGGAAACACGATGTCTAAACCTGCCATCAAACTCAATCCCAAACTATCCCAAATTTTTGATGACCTAGACAAGTTTCTAGACTTTTGTCGAGACTATGGCTATCGGTACAACGAGGCCGATCTCAACAACTTCAAAAGCTATGCGTGGCAGCAATATACAAAATTTGCCACAGGCAAAAATGCCAAAAACATGTGGGAAGAAGACGCCCGCCGCCTAGCAGGGAGATTTTAAAACATGCCCAAACGAGATCCAGATCATGCAGACTTTGATCTAGAACGCTTTATCGACTTGTTCGATGAAGCCATGACTAGCTCAGATCCCCGAGTAGTGGACACACTGCGTCGACTTATGATGATTGTGACTTTGACCAAGTCAGAATCTGTTCAATCTGGAATTTTTGATCGCGATCTTGGTCCACTAAGAAGAATGTACGAAGATATCAATCATCTAAATAGAAGGCTGAGTAACATGGAATCCGAAGTTCGTATGCTTAGTCGACTTTGGGATGCCAACCACGAACAAAAAGCCCAGGATGCTGAAAAATACGCTGTCACTGCTGCATCTCAAGCACTAGGGACTCAAATCAACCAAGATGTGTTGAACCGTGTTAGCCCGCAAATAAAGGGACTTTACAACAAATGAGAAAACTATATTACATGGGCCTAGAAAGCTATGAAGCCCGCTACACACTACAGCTCACAGAGTGGAACCGACGTGTGTTTGATCGTCGTGGCCTGGACGTTGTGTATGTGCCTGGCAACACCATTGACAACAGTCAGGCTATTTCAGTTGGGCAGGTCTTGGACGCACACGGTCGCAGTTACTTTTCAATGAGTCAAATGATGAACTTGGTTCAGCTGATGAAAAACGGCGAAGTTACCAACCAAGATGTTGTTTTCTTTGAAGACATGTTTCAACCCGGTTTTGAAAGCCTGGGTTATATCATGAATCAAATTCCTCGCGAACAGTGTCCCCGTATCTTTGTTCGCTGTCTAGCACAGGCCATTGACCCCGATGACTTTGTGCATGTTTGGGGTATGGGCAAGTGGATGGGATTGTATGAACAAATGGTTAATGAAATGGTTGCTTTCAGTGAAGGTGCCGTTCTTGCTACCAATGAAGAAATGGTGGCTCATATGCGCATCGCTGGTTGGACTGCCCCAATCTACAACATTTCCGGTCTGGCATTTGGAAAGTCAGAAGTTCTTGAACGTATTGGCGGCAAAGAAAAGATTCAACCATTTGGTTCGCGTACCCGGAGGGTGGGTTTTGCCGCAAGGTGGGACCAAGAAAAACAACCTGACTTCTTCATGGATCTTGCTGAAAAATTTCAGCAAAAATATCCGGATGTGGAGTTTGCAATTTTCCAGGGGGGTCCATTGCGATCCAACAACCAGCGTTATATTGAGCGAGCACGTGATCTTGCAGCACAAGGCCGGATCAAGATCTACGAAAATCTAAAGAAGGATCAATACTATGCTCTCCTTAACGATACTCGTGTGCTGTTTAATTGTGCTTTACAAGACTGGGTTTCCAACACCGTCAGTGAAGCAGACACTCTTGGCGCTAATGTGCTTTACCCTGCTTATCGCAGTTTCCCTGAAACCTTTGCAAACGATGCTGATCGACTTTATGTTCCTTGGAGTCTAGACGACGCATTTGCCAAACTTGAAAAGTTAATACAAACTCTGCATCCACGATCCGGCCGCATCAGCGACTGGACCGACGGCACCATTGATAGAACCATTGACATCATGCAAGGGCAAGGCGAGCAATGGAACCGTGCCGGTAATCGTTATCGCGATCACACTGCTGTGGCCAAATATTGAAGCATGAGTAACATTGTAGTCACTGGCAGCGCAGGCTATATTGGCGGGCAAATTACACTTACGCTCAAAGACCTTGGGCACACAGTGTATGGCATCGATCGTAGAGAACCACCGGAACATCTGCGCGGTAGGGTTGATAAATTTTTTTACAAAGACTTTGCTGCGGATGCCGCGTTGGATTGGATATGTCGTGCAAGGCCATCGGCAATTATACACTGTGCAGGCACTAGCTTGGTTGGGCCAAGCATGACCAATCCAGCCGAGTACTACAACAACAATGTTGTCAAAACTTTAAAGCTGCTGGATACAGTGATCAAGGAACTACCTGACACCAGATTCATTTTTAGTTCTAGTGCAGCTACCTATGGTGTTCCTGTAGCCAGTTTGCAGTGTCGAGAAACCGACACTCTCAAACCCATTAGTCCCTATGGCGAAAGCAAAATGATGATAGAGCAGATGCTTGCTGCTTATTATCGTGCCTATGGCCTGGACTATGTGGCATTTAGATATTTCAATGCCTGTGGTGCAGATCCCCAAGGACGTCATGGTCAGGAGCCAGGTGCCACGCACATCATTGCTAGAGTGCTAGAAAGCATCAGAGACCATCAAGAGTTCACGTTATATGGTAACAATTACGATACCCGCGACGGAACTTGTATTCGCGATTATGTGCATGTTGCTGACATTGCACAGGCACATGTATTGGCCTTGTCTCCAGAAATTCCTGCAGGCATCTACAATCTGGGATCTAATACTGGCACCAGCAATCAAGAAATAATCAATACTGCGCAAGAAGTCACTGGCCAACAGGTAAAAGTTGTACACGGTACCAACCGGCAAGGAGACCCCGGCGTGCTTGTGGCCAATTCCAACAAGTTTAACCAGCTGGTACGGTGGCGGCGTTTTAATTTGCATGACATGATTAGACATGCATGGAGTTGGTATGTTTGACAAAATCAAAAAGTTTGAAGATGAATTGGCAGATTTCACTGGTGCGCCCTATGCAATCATGACTGATTGCTGCACACATGCCATTGAGCTTTGCCTGCGATACGACCGTGTGCGTGGACTCAAACTCACGCCTTTTACCTATTTGAGTGTGCCCATGACCTTGCACAAATTGGGCATTGACTATGTTTACTTGGACGAAGAAGAACAAGAATGGGTAGGTGAGTATCAATTTAGATATACCCGAATCTGGGATTCGTCCCGCAGATTTCAACGAGACATGTATCGTCCCGGACAGATGCAATGCTTAAGTTTTGGGCACGGAAAGCCTTTACACATTGGCCGAGGTGGTGCTATACTGTTGGATGACAAGAAAGCATATGAAACATTGATTCGTATGCGCTACGACGGACGCGATCTAAATACCACGCCCTGGCAAGATCAAAAGGAATTTAGAGTTGGATTTCACTACAGACCCACACCCGAAGAAGCACAGCAAGGTCTTGCTTTGCTGGAAGGACTCAAAGAATTTTGTCCTGAACCAGTGATGGTAAAATATCCCGATCTCCGTAAAATTAAAATTATTGATTAATCATGACAGACAACAGCCAAAATCTATCACAAGTAATTCGCAAGCGTATTCAAACCGAAGGCGGCCGATTCTGGGCTGGCGACAACATCAGCCAATGGATCACAGACAAAGAAAAAGACCTGCTAGTAGACGAGCTTACCACCAAGTTTGAAGGCGTACTGGACAGTTTGATTATCGATCGACACACTGACCCCAATTCAATTGGCACAGCTCGTAGACTGGCCAAGATGTATGTTTACGAAATTATGAGTGGTCGCTATGATGAAAGTCCAAATGCTACAGCGTTTCCCAACGACACCGACGGAAAATACGAAGGCATGCTTGTGGTTCGTGCTGAACTCAAGAGCATGTGCAGTCATCACCATCAACCTGTGTCAGGTGTGGCCTACATCGGAATACTAGCAGGACCAAAACTTATTGGTCTCTCAAAGTATACCCGAATTGCTCAATGGTGCGCTCGGCGCGGCACACTACAAGAAGAACTGTGTATGGACATTGCAAGAGAAATCGAAGTTGCCACAGGTAGCAAAGACGTTGCAGTGTACATTCAAGCCACTCATGGATGCTGCGAAAATCGTGGCATTATGGCACACAGCAGTCTTACCCAAACCACAGTTCTGCACGGAACTTTCAAAACAGACCCATCGGTGAAAAAAGAGTTTTTTGACAACGTTAAGCTACAGCAAGACTGGGCTCCGCGTTGATTTTGACAAAAAATTAAAAACCGTTTACAATAAGTGCATGAAACCTCTTGCACTCATTCTGTTGACTTTGGTTTTAGCTGCCTGTGGCGGTGGCTCAGACTCGTCAGGCTCCTCAAGTGTTATAGGTTCAGATTCTTATGCAGTGACTAGAAGCACTACCACTGGTCTAAACACAGTAAATGTGCTGGCCGTTGGCGATCTAAACAACGATGGACGCGAAGATGTGGTAGTAGGAGGTTGGGGATCACCCAACGGCGGTTTGTCAAGAATTTATGTATTCTATCAAACTGAGCAAGGCACATTGGTAGAACGTACCACCGAGGTGTTGCCATCAAACACTTACACTGGCAGTCAAAAAGTTTTCATTGCTGACTTTGATAATGATGGCCGCAATGACATTTTTCTTCCGGGATTTGATGATACTTGTGCACCTTGCTTTGCCAACAGCGTGGTTTACTGGAACACAGGCACAACTTTCGTAAGACAAGATCTTAATGACCAAGTAGAAGCGCATGGTGCTTGTGTTAGTGATATTGATCGCGATGGCGACATTGATTTATTGATCAGTGGAGTCAATGGTGGTTTGTATGTCAATCAAGGCAATAGAAATTTTGCAATTCAGCGTTTGACCTTGCCCAACGACTATTTTGCAACTTGTAGTGTTGTTCACAACCAAAACAATACCATCAGTATTATCATGGGACAAAGCGGTCTTGTCACTGGTTACAAATCATCAATCTTGACCATGGACTCAGGCTTCAATGTGATTACCAATGTTGCTATTGCTGCACCTCGCAACAGTTCAAATGTGGAGTTTGATCTGATCAACAGCTTGGTTCTGGATGTGAACGATGATGGTATACCAGACTTTGTGGCTATTTACAATGATCTACTGCCCGGTGTACCCGGTGCCAAACAGGTATTCATTGCTGATGGTTTGGGCAGTTTTATACCACAGGTGCCGTTTGATACTCAATACAACAATGCCTATTATTCCCATGCACTGACCATCAATGGCAAAGAAACCGTTTTGTTTGGCGCCGACAATGGTCATACCACACTGTATCAAAATGTCAATGGTGTATTTGTGAGTTATAGACAATCTTGGCTCATTAACATGATACAAAGTCATGGTGCAGCAGTCAACAATTGGACAGCTGGCGCAGCAACATTTTATCAAAACACTAACACCGGCAAGGTTTTTGTGTTACAATACCTTCAAGGCAAATATTATACTAAAGAGCTACTTTGACAAAAGATAAATATTTCTTTAAGCGGTCTTTGGGCATTCACCCCGCTATACAAATTCTGCATGTCATCAAACTTGCTACTTTATACAAAGGAGACTAGAGATGGCAAATCTACAACCAATCACTTATAAATTTACCAGCACCAAAGAGTACCACGATGCGTTCCCATGTGCGTATCGTCAATGGCGTGCCGACAGTCACTGTAACCTAATTCATGGCTACAGTTTTTCAATGAAGTTTTATTTTGGTACCAACGATCTAGATGTACGCAACTGGTCAGCTGACTACGGTGGGCTCAAAGAACTCAAGAAAATTCTAGAAGATCAATTTGACCATACACTGATTGTGGCACAGGACGATCCCGAACTTGAAACATTCAAGCTGCTGCAAGAAAAGAAAATGGCCAAAATTGTGGTTCTACCCAGACTGGGCTGCGAAGGGCTTGCAGATCAACTCTACAAGTTTGTAAATGGTGTGTACATTCCCGAATATTGGGGACCGGGCGAAGCCGAACGACTGTGGTGCTATCGCGTAGAAGTTCGTGAAACGCAGGCCAACATGGCTTTCCGCGAAGGTCATCGCGAGTGGAACGAAGATTTATTTGCTTGAATTTTGACACGCAAACTCGTGGCCTGTTTTTACAGGCCATTGTCTTTTAGTAGATACATAATGGTATGAAATACAGTATTGCAGTTTTACTACCCACACGAGGCCGCACAGGCGCACTAAGTCGCAGTGTAATGAGCTTGATCAACCGAGCTGTAAAATTAGATCGAATTCAACTGCTGTTGGCGTTTGACGAAGATGACACGGAGGGAATTGAACATTTCCAAGACGAACTTGAACCTTGGCTGATCAAAAAAGGTGTTAGCTATGACGCTCAGGTGTTTGAACGCATGGGTTATGTACGACTCAACGAGTATGTAAATGCATTGGCCACAGCATCTGACGCCGATTGGATCATGTTTTGGAACGACGATGCCATGATGGATACATCTGGTTGGGACAAAGTCATAGCAGATCGAACTGGAGATTTTCGATGCCTGGCTGTGCATACTCACAACGATCATCCCTACAGTATTTTTCCCATTGTGCCCAGGGCCTGGTTGGATTGCCTGGGATACCTGAGTCCGCATCAAATCAGCGATGCATGGCTGAGTCAACAGGCCTACTTGTTGGATGTGTTTGAAAGAATTCCTGTGTGGGTCACTCATGATCGTCACGATCTTACCGGCAACAACAACGACGCAACATACCAAAATCGAGTCATGCTGGAAGGCAACCCCACAGATCCTAGAGATTTTCATCACATGCGCTGGCACATGCGCAGAATGCAAGATGTAGAAAAATTAGCCAACTATCTCAAGTCAACCGGTAAAAGCACAGACTGGTGGGAAAATGTCAAGGCTGGCAAACAGGATCCTTGGGTTAAACTGCAAGAAAACGATCCCAATGGTCAATGCAAACAGTTTACCATGGCAATAAACAAACAGGTTGGCCAATGAACGACAACATCAAAGACCGTATTAAAAAATACTGGAATGCGCAGCCCTGTAACATCAAACATGGCACAGCAGAATTTGGCAGTGCTGAATTTTTCCATCAGATCAGCGAACGTCGTTACCGAGTAGAACCACACATTGCAGAGTTTGCTGGATTTCATTTGTGGCAAGGCAAACGTGTGCTGGAAGTTGGCTGTGGCATTGCCAGTGATGGTGAAGAATTTGCCAAGCACGGTGCAGAATATGTGGGCATTGACTACAGCGACCAAAGTGTTGAAATTGCCAAATCAAGATTTAAGACTCTGGAACTGGAGGGCAACTTTTACAATGTTGATGCCAGCGACCAGGTAGAAATGTCCAAGCTGGGCCAATTTGATCTTGTGTACAGCTATGGTGTGATACATCACTATCCTGACATTGACACAATTATCAAAAATGTACATGATGTACTCAATCCCGGCGGCGAGTTTAGATTCATGGTGTATGCTCGCAACTCGTGGAAGCAGGCCATGATTTACAAAGGGCTTGATCAATACGAAGCACAAGCTGGTTGCCCTTATGCCAAAAGTTTTACAAAAGAAGAAATTGTCGAAATGCTGGGCACAGGTTGGCAAGTGGAAAGAATCAGACAAGATCATTGTTTTATGTACAATGTAGAAGCCTACAAACAAGGGCGCTATGAACTAGAGCCTTGGTTTGCGGCCATGCCCGATGCCATGCGAGAAGCTGTGCGAGAATACCTGGGTTGGCATTTGTTGGTCAAAGCGAGAAAGATTTGAAAAAAATAGTTTATGTCACCGGTTGTTTGGGTTTCATGGGTGTGCACGTTACCCGAGCCTGCCTGGCGCGAGGCTGGTATGTGATAGGTGTTGACAAGTGCACCTATGCCAGCAACGAAAATTTCCTATCAGAATTTTCACAATATCAAAATTTTAAATTTATAAAATCCGACATCAACGATCTTGGTAGACTGCACGATTGCGATTATGTGATCAACATGGCTGCTGAAACTCATGTAGACAATTCAATAATGAGCAGCGGCGTATTTTTACATTCAAACGTCAACGGAGTGCATCACCTGCTGGAGTTGATCAAGCAGCAACCACAATACAAACAACCAGTACTGCTGCATTTCAGCACCGACGAAGTATATGGCGACATTGAATCAGGCTCCCACAACGAGCAAGATTTACTGATGCCCAGCAATCCTTATTCGGCCAGCAAAGCAGCAGCAGACATGCTGATCATGGCCTGGGCAAGAACATACAAAATGAAATACATCATTGTTCGTCCTACCAACAACTACGGCATAGGTCAATATGTTGAAAAACTCATACCCAAGTCAATCAAATATTTGATGCTGAACAAAAAGATAGATTTACACGACCGCGGCGAACCTAGACGAACCTGGTTACATGCCACTGACACTGCGCAGGCAGTGTTGACCATAATTGATTCAGAATCTGTCAATGAAATTTACAACATCTCAGGCAATGTAGAAATGCCCAATCGAGAAGTAATCAAAAAGATTTTAAACATTAGATTCGGGGCAAATGCAGCCAACAACTGGGAAAACTATGTTATGGACAGTCAGCGAGCAGGGCAAGATGTTCGTTATGCCATCGACGACGCCAAACTCAAAGCTTTGGGTTGGCAATGCTGTGCAGACTTTGACACAGAACTAGAAAAAGTTGTAAAATACTACACTGAAAATTTTGTATGGTAAAAAACTATCTAGTATGTGCTGTTCGTCCCATTGAAGACGGGTGGCACCTCGAAAAACGTACGGATTTATATGAAAAATACAGGCAAATGTATAATCTCAGCCTGGCCAGTTTTCGTCGATTTGTGGAAGAACCATTTGAAGCCATACTTTGGGTAGACTCTGTAAAAAACAACGAAGAGTATACCATTGCCAACTGGAATGCCATAAAAGATCTTTGGCACAGCGAACCTTGCAATATTTTTTGGTCTGGTGCAGACACTCTAATGACTCAGCCCACAAGTTTGTTTTCAGACAGATTCAAAGAGTACCGTTTGTTCAACTATACTGATCCTAAATCACACAGGGAGTTTGCACACTATTTCAACGATGATATTCAATACTATCCCCATACTATGAGCAAAGAAACCTGGGATCTCGGCGAAGCACTATGGGCACAGCGAGAAGACCATCCTGATCGATTCTGGGGATTTGATCAAAACAGGCACAACACCATGTTTTGGAATCAAAGCATACCAGACAATGATCGATGCCACCCGCACATGGCTTATCAGGCTATGAAGCTGAGATCCTTGGACCCAGCAGTGGTCACCATGCACAATGAATGGAACAAACTGCCTTTGCAAAATGCACACATCTTGCATTTTCATGCCAGCAGGGGAAGCCAGCAGGTAATCGACCTCATGCGTTTTATTTGTAAAGAAATAGGTGTTATATAATGGAAGAAATTCTCAAGCTTGTTCGTGAACACATTAATCAAAAACAAGCAGCCAAGACCTGGACTGCCGGCAAAGACTTTGTGAACTATGCAGGGGCCTACTATGACGAGCACGAGTTTGTAGCCGGAGTAGAAAGCCTGCTCAAGGGCTGGTTGGCCATGGGCGATGCCGGATTGAAGTTTGAACGTTCCTTCCCCAAATACTTTGGTAAAACACACGGCATTGTCACCAACTCAGGCTCTTCCAGTAACTTGCTGATGATGTCGGCATTGACCAGCAAACGCGGACACAATCTACCACGCGGTACCAAGGTCTTGATGCCCATTGCAGGATTTCCTACCACACTGAATCCTACACTGCAGGTTGGATTTGAACCTGTGTTTGTGGACATTGAGCTAGACACACTGAATTTGGACCTGGATCAAGTTGAACAAACACTCAAAAACAATCCAGACATCAAGGTAATCACCTTTGCACATGTGCTGGGCAATCCTCCCAACATGGATCGACTCATGCAGCTGGTTCGCGAACACAATCTCATACTGTTGGAAGATTGCTGTGATGCGCTAGGCAGTACCTACGCAGGTCATCCGCTGGGCAGCTTTGGCCTAATGTCTAGTTGCAGCTTTTATCCTGCACACCACATGACCATGGGCGAAGGCGGTTATGTTGCAACCAATGATTCCAATACTGATGTTATTCTCCGCAGCTTCCGTGAATGGGGTCGTGGCTGCTATTGCGTTGGCCCAGATGCAAACAAACTAAAATGTGGTACCTGCGGCAAGCGTTTTAATAACTGGATTCCCACGCTGCCTGACGAAATTTTTGATCACAAGTATGTTTACGACGAAATTGGATACAATCTCAAACCCATTGAGCTACAGTGTGCCATGGGTCTGGAACAGTTGAAAAAGCTTCCAGAAATTCATCGTCTGCGTCGCCGTAACTATTCTTTGCTGTTTGATATCTATTCTAAATACGAAGACTTTTTCTACCTGCCCAGGGCACAAGCCAAATCAGATCCCAGCTGGTTTGCTTTCCCACTTACTATTCGTCGGGATGCTCCATTCACACGAAACGACATTGTGGACTACCTGGAAGAAAATCTCATTCAAACTAGACCTTACTTTGCTGGTAACATTATGTTGCAGCCTGCGTACAGTCATTTGATGGACCCCGAACTGGCCAAAAACAACTATCCCAATGCTACTCACGCAATGACGCATACTTACTTCCACGGAACAAGTCCTGTGATTACGCCTGAACAGATTGCTTACATTGGCGAGAAGGTTGATGGCTTTATGAGTTTGTATCTATGATCACTAAACAAGAACTCATTGACTTTGAAGAAGAAATAGGCAATCGATTCAACAATCGCGAAATTCGTGCACCCATTCATCTATACTCGGGCAACGAAGATCAAATCATACAAGTGTTCGAAAAAATTGACTGCGTCAATGACTGGGTATGTTGCACCTGGCGCAATCATTATCAGGCTCTGTTGAAAGGTGTTCCTAAACAACTGCTGACAGATCGCATCATTGCCGGCAAAAGCATGGTCATGAACTTGCCTGAGTACAAGTTTGTGAGTTCTAGCATTGTAGGCGGCATTCCCAGCATTGCTACGGGCCTGGCTCTAGCAGCACGCCTGCGCGGCACATCCGAACATGTTTGGTGCTGGACCGGTGACATGAGTGCAGAAACAGGTGCATGGACCGAAGCCTACAAATACAGTGTGGCACAAAAATTACCCATTACATTTGTGGTAGAAGACAATGAACTCAGTGTGTTGACTCCCACTCAAGAAATGTGGGGCAAACACAAATGGTACTTGCCTCAACAAAACACAGATTACTGTGAAGCACCGAACTTGATCTATTATAGATATACCAATAAAAAATACCCGCATGCAGGTGCAGGTGTCAGGGTGCAATTCTAATGACCAATCAAAATTACAATGATGCATTGAAAACAGCCATGAACTGGCTGGGCGATCAACCCGGTGTGATCATGCTGGGTCAAGCTGTGTGCTATGCTGGCACAGGCTGTTATGAAAGTTTGACTCAAGTACCTGCTTACAAGAAAATGGAATTTCCTGTGGCTGAAAACTTTCAAATTGGCGTAAGCACCGGCCTGGCACTGAATGGCCTGATTCCTGTGAGTATTGTACCGCGTTGGAATTTTTTGCTGTGCGCCACAGATCAGATTGTGAATCATTTGGACAAAATGCACAGCATGAGCAGCGGTGGATATCAACCCAAGGTCATTATCCGTGTGGCCAAAGGCAGCGAAAAACCAGTGGATCCCCAAGACCAGCACAAAGGCAACTTTGCGGATGCATTTAGATTGATGTGCAAAAACATAGACATTGTGGAACTGCACACACCGGACTTGGTGTTGCCGGCATATCAGCAGGCTTACCACAGCAATCGCAGTACCATTCTTGTGGAATTTCCCGACTACGGCAAATGAAAATTTTGATAACAGGTGCTGGCGGATTTCTGGGCCGGTATGTTGCTCAGCAGTTGAGTGATCACAACGTAGATGCCTGCGACAGAGCCCAGTTGAATTTGGCCAATGCTGATGCAGTCAAACAATATTTTGCTGACCGTAGCTATGATGCAGTGGTGCATTGTGCTGCTGCAGGTAGAAACACTGTTTGGTCCCAAGATCCTGCTGTAATCAACAACAATTTGGCCTGTGCTATCAATCTAATGACGCACAGACACAAATTTGGAAAATTGATCAACATAGGCACAGGTGCCGAGTTTGATCTGTCACAGCACATTGACTCGGCCAATGAAGATGAGATTTTCGACCGCAGTCCCAAACACAGTTATGGATGTAGCAAAAATTTGATTGCCAGATATCTTCGCAGTCAACCCAATTGTGTTACTCTGCGACTTTTTGGTTGCTTTGACAGCACCGAAGACTCGCGTAGACTGCTGCAACAGTTTCATTCAACAGTGGTACAAGGTCAGAGATTTGATCTCGAGGATCGCTGGTTTGACATGTTCAGTGCCAGAGATTTTGTCAAGGTGCTGACCGCTGTTCTAAATAACACTGTTCAGCATCAAGACATCAACTGTGTATATGCTCAAAAACATAGACTCAGCGACATTCTGAGTGTATACTGTGACAGTCACAACCTAGATTCTAGTTTGATCAATGTAACAGGCACCGGACTTAATTACACAGGCGATTCTGGCACACTAGATCAATACAATTTGGATCTGGATGGACTTGAAAAATCTTTGGAACTGTATGAATTCAAAAGAAAATGAAATTTTGTTGATCACACAAGAGGAATGCGCAGAAGTCACGCAGGCCATCAGCAAGTGCTATCGTTTTGGCTTGGACAATGTCAAACCCGGCAAACCAAAAACCAACAGACAGCACCTGGCCGAAGAGCTGGGTGATTTACAGGCCATGATCGATCTATGCATTGTGAATGGTTTGGTCAGTCGACAAGATGTCGAACAGGCCAGTGACAACAAAATTGCCAAACTAAAAGTATGGTCGGATATTTTTAAAGAAGAACACAATGAAAATCAAAGTTAGTGAAATTTTTTACAGTGCACAAGGTGAAGGACGCTTTGTTGGCGTACCCAGTGTATTTTTAAGAACATTTGGTTGCAACTTTACTTGTTCAGGTTTTGGTTGTGCACCTGGTGTCAAGAGTACCGAAGCCGACGAAGTGGCCAAGAATGTGCACTTGTACAAGGACTTCAACAGCCTGCCCTTGGTCAATACTGGCTGTGACAGTTATGCCAGCTGGCATCCTGCTTTCAAAGAACTCAGCCCAACACACGACACTGATACACTGGTCGATAAGTTGTTGGCGCTGACCCCCAACAACAAGTGGGTGCAAGACAATGGCAACGATGTGCACTTGGTGATCACTGGCGGTGAACCCTTGCTGGGTTGGCAACGTGCATATCAAGACCTACTGTCGCACCCACGCATGGCAGATCTTACAAATATCACTTTTGAAACCAATGGTACACAAGATCTGCAGCCCAAGTTCAAAGAATATCTGAATGTTTGGGAATCGGATTCGTTTGATCGAGAAATTACATTCAGTGTGAGTCCCAAACTCAGTGCCAGTGGCGAACTGTGGGCGGAGGCCATTCAACCTGCGGTGGTTTGCGAATATCAAAAGTTTGGCACAGCATATCTCAAGTTTGTGGTGGAAACAGAACAACACTTTGCTGAAGTGGACCAAGCAGTTACAGAATATCGTGCAGCAGGATTCCGTGGTCTTGTTTATGTGATGCCACAGGGCGGTGTGGTAACTCCCTATGCTGCCAACCGTGTGCGAGTTGCTGACTGGGCACTGAGTCGAGGTTATAACTACAGCCCTCGACTGCATGTGGATCTTTGGGGAAATGGATGGGGCAAATAATGAAATTACATGCAAGAATTACCAAATGGATTCAAGACTACGCCAAGAAGAACAAAATCAAAACCTTGGTTGTGGGAATATCTGGTGGCATTGACAGTTCGGTGGTGTCCACACTGTGTGCAAGGACCGGACTGCCTACCATTGTGGTAAGCATGCCCATTAGACAGGAAACTACACAAAAAAGACTCAGCAGTGATCATGCTGGTTGGCTGTTGGCCAATTATTCCAATGTCACGCACATGAGTGTAGACATGACTCCGGTGTTTAATGCATTCCAAAAGAAAACACTGCCGCTGTGCAACGATGACGGTGAAATAATTCCACAAGTAGAACTGGCCTATGCCAACAGCCGCAGCAGACTACGAATGATGACCCTGTATCAGATTGCACAAAGTCACGGTGGCATTGTGGTGGGTACAGGCAATCGAGTGGAAGATTTTGGCGTAGGCTTCTTTACTAAATATGGCGACGGCGGAGTAGACATCAGTCCCATTGGTGACTGCATGAAAACTGAAGTCTGGGACATGGGTCGCGAACTGGGTGTGCTAGAAGAAATTATAAATGCAGCACCCACAGATGGGTTGTGGGCCGATGCTAGAACCGACGAGGATCAACTGGGCATGAGCTATCCCGAACTGGAACAGGCCATGATCAATGATCAATTGGAGCAGCCGTCAGTGTTGGATGTTGGGCTATCGCTGGGCTTGAGCAAAATAGAAAAAGCACAGTTGAAAAAATACCGCGAGCTGAGGCAACGCAACTTGCACAAGATGGAACCTATTCCGGTATTTAAAAAATAATGTTAGACGAACTTAACACAGTGACCTGGCTGTCGAGAATAAGTTCGGCTCGAATGAAGTTTTGCATTTGGCCAAGGCGTTGTTACAATACAGGTGGTAGTATTTGGTTAAAATATGCATACTGCACAACCAAAGTGATAACTGGGCCAGGCGATCCTATTTTTGTACATCGTTGGTACAGTCGGGAAGAATTTTTACTTTTGAGGTTAAAATATGGGGATTTTAGATCGTTGGCTTAAGCCCAAAAAAGCACCCGAGGTCAAGCAAGATATACCACGACCGAAAAAGAAGACTGAAAAAGAACTGGCTACAGAGCGTGGCGAACCCTATGTAAACATTGTGAGCATGGAGATTGATCCCAACAATCTGCACCAAGGCGCATTTGAATTGGATTGGAACGACAAGTTTGTCAGCAATCTAATCCGCGCCGGATATCAAATGAAACCCGACGATACAGATTCAGACATTGTGGATCGTTGGTTCCAGAATGTGTGCAGACACGTTGTGATGGAAACATGGGAACAGGAACAGGCCATGCGCAACTCAGGTATCTATGTAAAAACCACAGACCTTGGCGGCGGCCGTAAAGAAGTAAGCTGACAATGATTCTGTATGTAAACGGCGACAGTCACACAGCAGCCGCCGAAGCAGTAAATCCACATGCTTTTGCCGAAGACGACGGTGAACTGTTTTATCTGGGTCGTGCTCCACATCCTGCAAATCTAGCAGTGAGTTGGGGCAAGACTTTGAGTGCTGCACTCAAAACCAGCTTTCACTGCGGTGCAGAAAGTGCCAGCTCAAATCAGCGCATCTTGAGAACCACAAGGGAGTGGTTGGCAACACCAAGAAATCAAGAAGTGTTTGTTATTATTCAATGGTCAACTTGGGAACGAGAAGAATGGCAAGACGAGCACGGCACCTACTACCAGGTAAATGCCAGCGGCATTGATCATGTACCTGCCAGCATGCAAGACAGATATCGGAAATTTGTCACCAATGTCAATTGGAAAACCTGCACCAATCATTGGCACCAACAAATTTGGAATTTTCATGAAGAATTGACCAGTCAAGGTATTTGCCATATCTTTTTTAACGGAAACAATGATTTCGGTCAAGTAAAAAAACAACTAGAGTGGGGCGCAAGCTACATTGATCCTTACAGTACAGAGGGCACATTTTCCAGTGTGTTGCAGAAAAATGGATTCGACACAGTAGCACCCGATTCTTGGCATTTTGGTAAAGACGCTCATAGCTTTTGGGCAAATTATATGTTACAATACATCATCAAAAACCAAATGATTTGAGCCCCATATGCGATATGTGTTGATTGACACTGCCAACATGTTTTTTCGTGCACGCCATTCTGCACACAGAGCCAGCGACACCTGGACCAAACTGGGCTTTGCCTTGCATGTCACAATGATGAGTGTAAACAAAGTGGTACGCAAGTTTGAAGCAGATCATGTGGTTTTTGCGCTGGAAGGACGCAGTTGGCGCAAAGATCTTTACAAACCCTACAAGGCCAATCGTGCCGAAGCTCGTGCTGCACTGACTGAAACAGAAGCCGAAGAAGATCAGCTGTTTTGGGAAACTTACGACAATTTGACTAAATACTTGTCTACAAAAACCAACTGTAGCGTTGTTCGCTGTGCCACCGCAGAAGCGGACGATGTTATTGCTCGTTGGATAGCGTTACACCCCCAAGACGAACACATTATTATCAGCTCAGATTCAGATTTTGTGCAATTGGTTGCACCCAATGTGAGGCTGTACAATGGTATCAATGATCACTTGTTTGCCGTGGATGGTGTCACAGATGACAAAGGTCGTAAATTGAGCTTTACGGTAGAAAGCAATTCAAAAATCAAAGTAGGAAAGCCGGACCCTAACTTTGTGGTGCCTGAGGACTACCATCGCTGGGCATTGTTTTTGAAATGCATGCGCGGCGATCCTGGAGACAATGTGTTTAGTGCGTATCCTGGTGTGAGAATCAAAGGCACAAAGAATTCAGTGGGACTTACAGAAGCTTTCGAAGATCGCAACAAGCGTGGCTACAACTGGAACAATCTCATGCTGCAACGCTGGACTGATCACGAAGACAAGGAACACAAAGTTATTGATGACTACGAACGCAACCGTGAACTGATTGACTTGACTGCACAGCCGGATCATGTCAAACAAGTGGTAGATACTGCCATCCGCGAACAAATCAGTCACCGAGACATTGGTCAAGTGGGCATGCACTTTCTGAAGTTTTGCGGCAAGTTCGAACTCAACAAACTCAGCGAACACGCAGATACCGTGAGTCGCTGGTTAAACATCACATACAAAGGAATCTTAAATGATAGTGGCCAAACCAGTCATTGACAAAAAGTTTTGGATCTTGCAAGAAGACAACCAAAAAGTAGGAAATGTGGAAGCTTGTCAAGACGGCAGTTTCCAAGTCAAAATCAACAACACTGTAAATCAATACAAGACCATTAGAATGGTCACTCAGACTCATAACATTGTGTTTGAGCAGCCTGAAAAAATTCAAAAGAAAACAGTCACCAACGAAGTGCATGGATATGAAGCACAAGGTCGTGTGTACAATCCAATCTGGGATGTGAAACATCGACTACCGCTGTATACCAAAAACAAAAAATCCAAGTCTTGGTTCGCTGCTGGCTGGTACAGAGTTCAGCGCGGTAAGACCTGGAAAGTCTTGCAGGACCCCAAACTGATTGCACTGCAACGCTACAAATACCACGGACCATTTCACAGTCAAGAGGATGCCAATGACCAATCCGTTTAGAGATCAAGAAAAATTCATGCGAGCTTGCGATCAAAGTGTTGATCAAAACAATCAAAACCAGTTTGATCTTTATCTTAAATTGATCAGAGAGGAAGCCGATGAATTACAAACCGCAGTTGATACTAATGATAAAATTGAACAACTAGATGCATTGATTGACATTTTGGTTGTTACTATTGGTGCTATTCACTCCATGGGCGCCGATGCTGAAGGGGCGTGGAAAGAAGTTATGCGTACCAACTTTGCCAAGATTGACCGAGAAACTGGCAAAGTTCGCAAGCGTGAAGACGGTAAGGTTCTCAAACCTCAGGGATGGACGCCCCCTGATCTAAAACCATACATTAAAAAATCATGATCAGTTTACAAAAATTTGTTGATCGAGTGCAGGGCTGCGAAGCTCGTGGACTCAAAGATGTTTCATTTAGCCTGACCGAAGCCAAAGCCATGCAAGCAGATCTCACACGCCTGCTGCTGGAACTACAAGCAGTACGGCAAAATGCCAACAAACCACTTGAAGAAGAAGTAATTCGAGTCAATATGGACGGGGGCAGTTTTTTATAAACTGCTCAGTTATTTCCGCTAAATAAATGCATGAGTAGACCCAAGCCCACTGTTCTCGTAGAACTGACCAACAAGGCAACTTACAAGTCTGAGCAGGTGCTCAGCAGCGAAGGAGTGTGGGCTGTGTTCTACGACAGTAGACCAATCAATTTGAAAACATCAAATCTGTTGGTACAATACCCCGGACCCAAATACAAAAAAGTCAGTTTCAGCAATCCAGGACATGCCATAAATTTGGCCAGAAAGCTCAATACACAATTTAAAACAGACAAATTCACAGTGGTATTGTTGCAACAAGGCAAGCAAATTTATCCCAGTGCGTGATAGACACACTCTTACTCAACAACTGATCAAACAGTTACCTGCTGACTACTGCACACTGGAAGAAGCCATGTTGACCTGGTGGTACAACATAAGAGATTCGGGTGGCATGCGACTGTCGCGCCGTGGATACGATATTTTTGTCAAACAGTTGAAGATTGAACACTATGATTATGTTGTGCAGTCTGACACCAAATTCACACCTGGTGTGATATTGGCTTTGGATCGTAGATTGCAAACGCCCTACTATGTGGCCAGAGAAAAAGGCAGATACAAATTGGTATTTTTTGGTAGTAGAGAAGCTGTACTGATCAATCTCTACGGAGACTTAGAAAATTTTTTAAACAGTCTTGATTGACTAGTCAAGCAAAGATCTATATAATCAAATTTTGGGCCTGTAGCTCAGTTGGTTAGAGCAGGCGACTCATAATCGCTTGGTCGGGGGTTCAAGTCCCTCCGGGCCTACCAGAATGTTTTTTTATTACAAGGAGAAAATATATGAAAAAACTATTGACCGCAATTGCTATTGCACTTGCTTCCATGACCACATGGGCGCAATCTACTGTGGAGCTGGTTGTGCCTAGCACGCCAGGTGGCATTGCCGACAAATTGGCACAAGTTATTGCAGCAGGTGCCCGACCCGAGTTTGCCAAACAAGGCATCACACTGGTGATTGCATACAAGCCGGGCGTGTCTACTGTGTTGGGTGCCAATGCTGTGGCCAGCACCGAACCTGGTAAAATCAGTTTCATGGTGACCAATAACGCCACACTCACTGTTCCCTTCTTTACTCCCAATGTGGCCACTTATGACATCGGCAAAGATTTTGCATTGATCAACTATCTAGGCTATGTGCCAGGTGTGATTGTGGCCAGCCCTGCATCCGGCATCAAAACCGCAGCTGACTGGCGTGCTGCCTGTGCTGGCGGCAAACTTACCTATGGTTCGCCCGGGGTAGGCGGCACCAGTCATATTTCAACCGAAATGATCAACAACCATTTTGGTTGCAAGGCCTTGCATGTGACCTACAAAGGTGCCTCTAACGTTGTAACAGATCTTGTGGGTGGACATGTGGGTTACTACAGCGGCTTTTTGGGCGACACCCAACAGTTGATCGAAACCGGCAAACTCAACGCTGTCATGGTCATGGACCAAAATCGTTTGCCCGAACTGCCCAATGTACCTACTGTGTATGAGCTGGGCTACAAAGATTACAACTTCTACAACTGGTTTGTGTTGGTGGCCAATGCCACTGCCAAGCCTGCAGATATAGCACAGGCTCAGCAGATTTTCACCCGTGCAATGAACATGCCAGAAACTGCTGCAAAATTACAAGAAGCAGGGCTACGGGGCAGAAAAGCACAGCCAGCTGACTTTTTGGCCAAAGAAAAACAGAGCTTTGCCAAAAATTTGCAAACAATCAATATCAAAACCAATTGATTTTTTGCTATTATCGAACAAGCACAATAAGTAAACTGCGTTCTTAAAACACGTTGTGTTTTAGGACTTTTACAAAGGAAATTTATGAAAAAAATTGCAATTGCCTCCCTGATCGCTTTGGTTGCCACTGCGGCTTCTGCACTGGAAGTTGGTGTGACCTCTAGCCGTGATTTTGCTGCTACTGATCGCAATGCCGCTGGCGTTACATTGAGCCAACAGGCTGGTGCTGTCAAGGTGACCCTGGGTGCCGAGCGTACCACTGTTGGAGCCAACGATCAAAATCGTTACAGCCTGGTTGCTGGCTACAATGTGGTAAAGGTTGGTCCTGCCACTGTTGCTGCCAAAGCAGGTGGTGTTTATGTTGCCAATCAAACTGGCAATGACGGTTATGCTGCTGTGGTTGGTGCTGGCGTGTCTGTGCCTGTGTCCAAACAAGTTGCTGTTGGCGTGGATGTGGTCCGTCAAATGGGTCAAGATCGCATTGCCTCCAGTGATGGCAACCGCGTGACCGCTGGTGTGTCTTTCCGTTTCTAAACTGATCGCACCGCAAATCAAGCCCACTTAGGTGGGCTTTTTTATGACCACATTCACCAGCCAAAAAAATAAATAAAACATGCGTATCAAAGACATTGTGGCTGGCCCAGTCAACGAAGCTATCAATCGCCGTGGATTTCTGCGTGGGCTGGGTGCTGCTGCTGTGGCAGCAGGCACAGGGGCTGCTCGTGCTGGTCAAGAACCCGACGAAGAAAACGTCTACTGGGGTGTGCGCAAAGACTACACTGAAAAACCGCAAAAGCTCATACCCAATACCACTGTGAACAAACCCAATCAGTATGTGCCTGAATATAATGTAATAATTTATGATCGCGGTGTTTTTAATGCCATGAACTACAAAGACTTTGTGTTTATCAAATCTACCCCAGGCATTGAATTTGAAACATTGCCGCCGGGTACCATACCGGGCATCAATGAAAAAACATTGCTCACACAGTTGGGCGAATACAACTACTTTGTGACTCAGAGCGCGGCCACAAAGTTTGCACAGGAATACAATGTGGCTCAAATGTCCAAGCGCAATCTTGATGCCAAACAAAGAATGGCACGGGGCGATCGCAGTTTTGACACCATGGTGAAAAATGTACCTCCGGGATCGGCGTTTGATCGTGGTCATATACAGCAACCCCAAATGCCCTGGCAAATCAATCAAGTTAAAAATATTTGACGCCATGCGAATCAATGAAATACTAGTCGAGGCAAAAGTGCCCAGCGTGAGAAATCAAATCCTTGCCGATGTGGCCAAACATGGCGGCGACATGGACGAATATTTTGTTCGCTTTATCAACATTGACAAGCTGGGATTCAGCGGTCGACAATGGTTTGGCCAAACGCCCGATGTTGACCATCCCAAATTTGATGTGGACTATATTGGTCACGATGTTGGCCGTCGAGCACTTTGGTTTTATCCGTTGAAGACTTATTTGGACAACACAAGATCTATCTATGCCGCCGAACAACCCTATGTGTTTTTGGTCAAGCTCAAGCCCAATGCTTGGCTTCAGACTGTTCGTCGCGGCGACAACAAAGTTGAGCCTGCACCCAACGGAAAAGAAAGAGTAGGAATTTTACGAATGAGTCAGCCTCCTGCTGCAATATTCTTCAAACATGGATATGATCTCATTGGTCGTTACTACAACTATGCCGATCGACATCGTAGGCACGGTGAAGTCAAAGGTCCTCCAGCACCCAGTTTCTTTGATCGTATTCGCGGGGTGCAATAAA